CGCAGCCTATCGGCACGGCGACGGCCGGAACGTCCGCCGACTACGCCCGCGGCGATCACGTCCACGCGGCCGCGCTCGCGGACCTCTCCGACGTGGCAGCCACGGCGCCGACCTCGGGGCAGGTGCTCGCGTGGGGCGGCTCCGATTGGGCGCCCGCCACGCCCGCGGCCGCCCCTAGCCCGTCGAGCGCGACGCCGCAGCCTATCGGCACGGCGACGGCCGGAACGTCCGCCGACTACGCCCGCGGCGATCACGTCCACGCGGCCGCGCTCGCGGACCTCTCCGACGTGGCAGCCACGGCGCCGACCTCGGGGCAGGTGCTCGCGTGGGGCGGCTCCGATTGGGCGCCCGCCACGCCCGCGGCCGCCCCTAGCCCGTCGAGCGCGACGCCGCAGCCTATCGGCACGGCGACGGCCGGAACGTCCGCCGACTACGCCCGCGGCGATCACGTCCACGCGGCCGCGCTCGCGGACCTCTCCGACGTGGCAGCCACGGCGCCGACCTCGGGGCAGGTGCTGGCGTGGGGCGGCTCCGAGTGGGCGCCCGCCACGCCCTCGACCGCGCCGAGCCCGTCGAGCGCCACGCCGCAGCCTATCGGCACGGCGACGGCCGGCACGTCCGCCGACTACGCCCGCGGCGATCACGTTCACGCGGCGCAGGTCGTGGCGCTCGGCGACCGCTTCGAGCGCCTGCCCCTTCAAGCCTCCTCAGAGTTCGCCGCGCCCACCGTGCGCGACGTTCAGACGGCGATCGACGCGCACACCTCGGGCGCGGCCGCCGTCGTGGTCCTCGCTCCGGGCTCCTACCCCGGCGCCAACGTGACGATCGCGGGCGCCCGCTCAAACTTTGCGGTAGTCGGGCCGACGGGCCAGCCCTTCGGGGGCACGATCGCCACGCTGTCGGCCGGTCGCGGTCTCTCCGTGGGCGGGACGTGCCAACGCATACGGATCCAAAATCTCCAGATCGAAGGGCTCACGACGTGGAACCCGTCGGGCGCGGGCGTCCACCGTGTCGATCGCTGCCAGATGCTCGGCGGCCTCACGCTCGGAACGTCTTGGCCGGTCGGGACTTATCTCGTAATCACCGACTGCGCGATCGCGGGCACTATCACGATCCCCGCGGGCTTTCCCGGCGTGGTCCTGTTCGATCGCGTTGACTTCACCGGCGCCGCGTTCGCGATCGGCGCGGGCGTCGTCGCGCAACAGGTCTCGATCTCGTCTTGTACGGGCCTCGCCTCGATCCCAAGCCCCGCGACGATCAACGCCTTCAACGGGATCGGCTCGTCCGTACAAGCCTTTTTCAACGGGTCGCAGGGGTCCGCGGGGCAGGTGCTCACATCGGCGGGCGCGGGCGCCGCGCCGACGTGGCAGACCCCAAGCGGGGGATCGGGTTTGCCGACCTCGCAAGCGTGGACCGTCGATTTTGCGCCCACGTCAACGACCGGCCCCACGCTTGCGGCCTCCGGGTGGACGCTGGTGGGTCTAACGTCCGCTGGCCTCTTTGCTGACGCGAACGGCAACATTTACGAGCAACTAACGCAGACCGGAACAACCTCGATCGGCTACTTCTACCCGACCGGGCAAACCGTAACGAACGCGATCCCGTGGGAGATGGAACTGGACGTATGGTCTAGCCTTCTCGATGGTTTCTGCTCCATCCAAGCCAACGAGGGCGCAGGGACGGGAAACTATCGGTGGCGCCTGCTCTACAACCCCGGGACCGGCAGCACGGGCTCTTGGCAGCATCAAGGGCCTTCGGCCGCCTCGAACCTGTCCACCCCATTCGACGTTCAAGCCAACTCGCGGATCGTTATGGGTATGCAGAGCGACCCGAAGGCGTCGCGCGCTTTCTACGCAAATGGGCAATGCGTCGGCCTTGTGAATCCATCCGGCAACGCCGCGGGCGACGGAACGAACCTCCCCGGCCTCTTTGCCTTTGGCAACACATCAGCGTCAGCAACGGCGATCACCCTGCGCGTGTACGGGGCGCGCGTGCTCGTGGGTAGCCGTGGGACGGCGCCCCCATACGCGCGGCACCCGTGGCCGCCGGTGCAGCCGTGACGCGCTGCGCGCTCGCGCTCGCCGCGTGCCTCGCCGCGTGCTCGGGACGCCCCTATGTCTGCCAGATCGACGGCGTGGACGTGTACGACCTCACGGCGCCCGCCCGGGTCGGCCGTCTGCGCCTAGTGCGCGTCGAGGCGCTGCTAGAGTCGGACGGCGGCCGCGCCCTTGTCGTCGGCTGCGAGGCCGCGCGATGAACGATTCGATCCGCGCCACGATCGGCGCCGTGCTCGGGGCGTCCGCGGCCGGTATCGGCGCGAGCGCCACGGCCCCCGACTCCGCGCCCGTCCTCGCGGTCTCGGCCGCGGGCGCCGGTGGCGCAATCGGCGCCGGGCTGCATCTACTCGGCCGGGCTGTCACCGCATGGATCGAGGCCGACGCCGCGACACGCCGCGAGACGGCCGCGACGCTCGCCGAAGTCCGCGCCCTGTGCGCGTCCGTCCGCGCAGACCTCGACGCCCGCAGAGACTAGACCACGCCCGCGGCCCGGGATAGGGTGCGCCCATGCGCCCCCTAATCATCATCGGAGCCGCCGCCGTGATTCTCGCCATACTTCGCCGCGCTGCGTCGTCGTCCTCGCTCCCCTCGGACCTCGCGGCAGGAAACCCCGAGACCCCCGGGGGTGGACGCATCCAAGACAAGCGAGACCCGCCCGCGGCCGATCTGGTCTCGGTCGATGGCGTACAGGTCCACCGAGGCGCCGCGGCCGCGCTCGCCCTGATGCGTGCCGCGTGGCTCGCCGAGGGGGGCGATCCTCGCCGCCTCCGCGTCCTCTCGGGCTACAGGTCGAGCGCCCGTCAAGCGACCCTATTTGCTCGCGCCGTCGCGCAGTATGGAAGCGAAGCGGCCGCGCGTCGATGGGTCGCGCCGCCCGGGTCGAGCGCCCACCAATCCGGCCGCGCGGTAGACCTCGACATTGACGGGGGCTCGCTGTCGAGCGCCCGCGCCGAGACCATGCGCGCCGCACCCGCGGCCCGGTGGCTCACGACGAACGCGGCCCGATGGGGCTTCTTTCCTTACGCGGCCGAACCCTGGCATTGGGAGTGGAACCCGCCCCGATCGTAAGGGAAAACACCTAGCGAAAAAAAATAGCGAATAATCTGCGATGTGGTATCGTCTGACCTGTTGAGCCGCACGGAGCGGCCGACGAAAGGCAAAGACGATGACCCAAGAAGCCTACAACGCCGCGATCCTCGATCCTAACTGTCGCCTCGCGTGTGACACCTACGACGACGAGAACGACCGCATGATCCGCGATTGGAAGATCAGCCCGCACGCGGCCGCGGGTGACTTCGATCGCGATTGCTTCTGGCTGACCGGCGCCGAGTTGCGCGAGGCAATCCGAAAGGCAGAAGCGGCCCGGCAGGTGGCGCGATGATCGGCCGCTCGGCAATCCAGATCGGCGCGGCCGTGAACAAGCGGGATCGGGAAGCGTCGGCCCGGCAGGTGACGCGCGGCTATCAGTTGCGCGCCGCGATCCACTACCTCGGCGCGGTGCGCCATTCGCTCGCGTTCTGGCGCTATCACGCGGCCGAGACCCGCACGGACTACCTAGTGACGGCCCGCGAAATGCGACAACTCGGCGAGATGATCGCCGCCGCGGAAAGTCGCGCGACCGCCTATTCGGAGTGGTGCAGCCTGACGAAAAGCCGCCCCGTCGAAGCCCGCTGATGAGCCCCCGGCGGGGGGCGAAACGCCGCGAGGCGTCCGGGATGCACCCGCACAAGAAAGGCAAGACCCATGAACGAGACCCCGACCCGCTGGATCGTCGTCGCGCACGACGCGCAGACCGGCGCCCCCATGTTCGAGGACGCGCCCGAGGACGTGGCGCGCAACAACCCCGGCGACGACGTGATCGCGGGCGCCCTGCGCGCCCTCGCGCTCGACCCGACCGCGATTGTATTCGTGCCCGCCCACGGGGGCGGCGCCTACTTCGAGCGCCGGGGCGTTCAATGACGCCCGCCGAACTACGCGCCGCACGCCTTGCGCTCGGGTGGTCTGCGTCCCTGCTCGGCGACCTGACCGGCTACACGGCCGGGACGATCTACGCGATCGAGGCTGACCGCTACGACGCCCCCGACCGCACGATCGCAACCCTCGCCGCAGCCCTGCGCCGCGGCAACGATCCGGCCCCGTGGGGCGGCCCCGAGGCCGCGCCCCCGGCCCTCGCCCGGTATTGGCGCCGCCGGGGGATCGGCTGATGCGCTGCGCCCGCAGGAGCGCCCGCGCGTGCCGCTGCGCCGGGTGGTGCGCCGATCGCGCCGAGGCCGCCCACGTCCTAGCGTCCGCGGCCCTTGATCTTGAGTCGGCGATCTACGCTGGCGGCCTTCAGACCCTAACCCGGCACCCCGAGCGCGACGCCCAGCGCGCGGCCGAGGCCGGAGCCCTCGAAGCCCTTCGCGCGGCCCTCGCCGCGTACTCCCTCCACCTCGACACGGAGCCGACACCATGACCGCCACCCCGATCGCGATCCTCCACTACCTCGGCGCGACCCCTGCGCGCATCCCGGCCGCCGAGCTCGACGGCGCCGGGCTCGCGGCCGTCCTCGACGGTCTCGGCGTGCGGCCGTCCGGCTTCATCGTCGCGACCGAGCGCGCCACGCTCGATCAGGGGTGGGCGCCCGACGCGCCCCCCGGCTACTTCTTGCGCCGCTCGATCGCCGGGCTCTCTGTGGTCTGGCTGTCCTTCGAGCGCCTAGACCGCCGCGAAACAATCGCCCCGTGAAGGCATCCGACCCGCTCACGATCTGCGCGTGCGGCGCTATCGTCCCCGACCCGCGCCCGTGGTCGCAAGCCTACTCCCGCCTACCCTGCGAACACTCGCCCGAGTGGATCGCACGGTGGCACCTGCTCGACCGCGCCCGCCGGTGGGTCCGGTATGTGGGCGCCCGGGCGCCCCGTCCGACCGCCCGCGGCCGTGTTCGTTTTGTTCGTTTCGACGTGCCGGAAATCACCAAACCTGCGAGCAAGGCAAAAGCGCCGCAAACCCGCACGGGGCGCGGGGGCGAAGCCCCCGGGGGGTGAGAGTAACACCCCCCCCGCGATTCCTAGCAGGTGGGGGAGTGTTCAGTGTTTCAACGGGTCCGGCGTTCAGTGTGAACCGGCGTTCACGTTGACCGCCGCGGCCGTGTCGGGAAGGGTGCGCGCATGGCTTCACCTGTCGATCTTGCGTGGTGGTCTCGGGCCGCCGGTGTGTGGTGCCTCTCGGTAACGGACGCCGAAGGGCTCGGGCAGGGCGAGATCGACCCGCCCGATCTGGCGATCGGCGACCCCGACGCGGACGCGCGGGTGTCCTCGTCAAGTCCTGGTCCCTCGGGCGGGTGGCGCGCGTCTGTCGAGGCAGTGCAAGCGGCCCGGGCCGCGGACCCCGGGGCGTGGGCTCCGTTCCTGTTCGGCGACCTCGGGGCGTCCAGCGCGCGCGACCGCGCCGACCTTGCCCGGTGGCGCGAGACCCTAACGGCCGATCGAGCGTGGGCGCCCGAGGAATCGCCGGACCCCGGCGCCGTCCTCGCCCCGCGCGAGGCCGCGGCCGACGCCCGCGCCGCGGCCGTGGCATCGTCCGGCGTTCGCGTCGTGGCGCACGGGATCGACACGCTGCACTTGTCGATCTGGTGCTCCATCTCGCCCGAGACCCGGCGCCGCCTCGATGCTCTCCGCACGCTCGCCGAGGCTCACGACACCGTGATCGGGTCCGGCGATCTGCGCTGGACGCTCGCCCCCCACGGGCGCCCCGGCGGGTATCGCTACCTACTCGACGGCCCGGCGTGCTCGATCGCGCTCCGCGGCCGCGACCTCGACGGGCAGGCGTCCGCGTTCGTCGAACTGCGATCGGCGTACCTGTGGCGCCTCGGCCCCGTGCGCGCCGTGGCGCGCATCCTCGAAGCCCTCCGCGCGTGGTCTGCGCCCGGCTCCGAGTGGCCGCCCCGGGTGACGGTCTCCCGGCTCGACCTCGCGGCCGACGTGCAAGGGTGGCAGCCCTCCGGCGCCGAACTGACCGCCCCGATCGGGACCGCTCCGGCGTGGGTCTCGCGGACTGTGGCGCGGACACGCTACGCGGAGCCGGTCAAAGGCGGCACCAAGCGGGCGCGCGACCTCGGGGCCGACGCGCTACACCTCCGCGGCCGCCGCTTCACGGGCTACAGTTTCGGCGCGGGCGATCTGATGTGCCGCATCTACGACAAGACGGCCGAGATCAGGAAGTCCGGGAAGCGGTGGTTTGGGGGTCTCTGGCTCGCCGGTGGCGCGGACCCCGGCGCCCCGGTGTGGCGCGTGGAGTTTCAACTACGCGGCGACGTGTTGCGCGAACTTGTGATCGCCGTGACCGATCCCCGCTTGCAAGCCGTCGCCGCCTGCGCGACCGATTGGCCGATCGTCCGGCAGGGTCTGGACGGTCTGTGGTCGTACCTCACGACGCGCGAGGCCGGGCGCGGCTGGCTCGACCTCCGGCGCGTCGCGCTCCGCGAGGACGGCACGCCCGACCCGGCCGCCGTCGCCCGGGCGCGCGACCTCGGGCGCTTCGATCAGGGATGGACGCGCGATCCGGCGTGGGTCGCCGTCTCTGCCCTCCGATGGGGCGCCGAGTCTGCGATCGCCCGGGCCGGTCGTATACGGGCCGCCAACGCCCGCCAAGCGGCCGCCGCTGCTCACCCTACCGGCGACACCCCGATCGAGCCTCTGCGACCCCTCGACGACCGCGGAGCGCCCGATCCCGTGGCGATCGTCCGCGAGGCCGGGCGCCCCTCGACGGTCTCCGCGCTCGCGGCCGCTCGACACCTCGCCACGGCCGAGGCGCGCGCCCTCGCCGCGTCGATGCAGGTAGAGACCGCGGCCGAGCGTGCCGATCGCCTCGCCCCGCAACTGCGCGGCACGCTCGCCGCCTTCGCTGCGGCTGTTGCGGCCGCCCGAGGGGAACCCCCGCCCGCCTCCGACGCCGAAGCCCGGGCGCTGCTACTCGCGGCCGCGGACCTCGCGATCTGCGAGGGCACGGCCGAAACGCTCGACACCCCGCCCCCGCCCTCCGGCCTTGCCCAAGTGCTCCGCGCCAAGAGCGCGCGCAACCCGACCGCCGCGGCCGTCCGGCGCGACCTCCGCGCCGCGTCCGGCGTGTGGCGCCGACGCTGACCGACTCCGCGCCGACTTGCGGCCGACGTTGCGCCCGCGCGCGGGCGTGCGTATGGTGTCCGCTCCCATGCTAGGAGCGCGCACCGTGTCGAACCCTTTTCTCCCCGTCCACCTGACCGACGACGACACCCCCGACCCGGCCGCGATGCTCGCGGACCTCGCGGCCGAGACCGCGCCGGACCGCCCGATCGAAGTGTTCGCCGGCCGTGGCAAGGGCCGCGTCTGCTTCTTGTCGCCGTCCATCCTCTCGGCCGGGCTGCCCGTGATTCAAGGGGTTCTGGGCCCGGGAGAATGGCGGATCGCCGTGCGCCGTGCTGACGGCCGCTTGACCTCGGCCGCGCTGCACTTCGAGGGCCGACCGCGGCCGATCGCGTTCGGGTCGCCCCACTACATCGGCCCCGACCCCGCGGACCTCGCCGGGACGCCGTGGGGACCGCCCGAGGCGCCGCCCGCGCCGCCCGTCGCCGCGGCCGCACCCCTCGCCGGTGCCTCCGGCCTCGGCGAACTTGAGCGGCTCGCCGCCACCGCCCAAGTGCTCCGATCGCTCGTTCCCCCGGCGCCCGACCTTACGCCCCTGATCGTGGCCCTCGCGCAGCGACCGCAGGCCGCCGCGCCTGCGGTAGACCTCGCCGGGATCGCCGCCCTGATCGCCGCCGTGCGCCCCGAGCCCGCGCCGCCGCAGGAGTCGCAGATCGCGCAGATCCTCACGGCCGCGGCCCCGCTCGCCGGACCCGCGATCGGCGCGTGGATCGAAGCCAAGAGCGCCGCGGCCGCGCCCGGCACCCTAATGTCTTTCGTTGGCCCGGTGATCGCCGGGCTGATGGGCCAAGACGACGACGACGACGACGGCGACGACGACGGCCCCGAGGCGCCCGCCGCGGCCCCCGAGCCCGCCCCCGAGTCGCCCCGCCCGCGCATCGTGCGCCGCGCTGCGCCCTCGACCCCCGAGGGGTGACACGCCCCGCGCCCCGTGGTAGGGTGCGCCCGTGATTGTGACCTCTCGCCCCCTCGATGCTCTCGCGCTGCGCCGCGACCTCTCGACGTGGATCGCCGACTACGCCGCGGCCCCGGCCGTGCGCGCCGTGGCAGGTCTGGCGCTCGCCGAAGAGCGCGCCCCCCTCGACCCGATGGACGACCGCGGCCGCGCCCTGGCGATCGCCCGGTGGGTCTCTCGGCGTGTGCGCTACGCCCCCGAAGTGGGCGAGATCGTCGAGTCTCCCGGCTACGTCCTCGGCCACGGCGTCGCCGACTGTGACGGGCTGACGTGGACGATCGGCGCCCTGTGCGCGTCGGTGGGCTTGCGGGTCCGCGTGTGCCTGCTGTATGTCTCGCGGGATGCTGCGCGCCCTGCCCCTCCCGTGCTCGTGCCCGTCCACGTCTGGCCCGAGTGCTTCGATCGCCGCTCCGGCGCTTGGGTCGCTCTCGATCTTGCCCTGCCCGTGCCGCTCGGGACGCCCGCACACCTCGCGGCCGCCCGCGTGGGCGGTACTCGCTCACCCGCTCGCCGGGTGTAGCGCGAGCCCCGCCGATTGGTGGGACTGCGCCAAAGACGCCGCCGAGGAAGTGGGAGAGTTTGCGGGCGATCTCGCGTCTGCGCTCGTCACGTCGATCGGTCTCGTCCTGATCCTGCCCGTGCTCGTCGGCACCGCGACGATCGACGCGATCGCCGGTACGTCGTCCTTTCAGTGGGTCGATCGCCGCATCGTCCGCGGCTACATCAACCGCGCCGCGCAGTTTGTCGGCCGCGTGGTCGAAAAAACCCTAAGCGATCCCAAGTTGCTCGCGATCATCGGCGCGGCCCTGATTTCGTGCGCCGGAACCGCCCTCGGCGCGGCCGTCCTCGCCCCCGCGTGCGCCTATGCTGGCAGCCTCGCCCTAAAAGGCGTGCTCGCCGCCGGAATCGCCGCGTCTGCCTCCGAACTCGAACCCCTGATCGGGGAGACCGCCGCGGACCTCGCGGCCGCGGGCGCGCAGTCCTACGCGGACACGCACACCGGCCAGACGCCCCCGCCGCCCACCCTCTCCGCGATCCGCTCCGACGCGCTCGCCGAGGCCCGCCGCATCTACCGAGAGACCGGCAAGGCCGCGATCGACAACGCGGGGCGCTTGCTCGACAAGGTAACCGCGCCCGCGCTCGCGGCCCTCTCCGCGCTGCCCGTCGCCGACCTCCGCGCGAGCCTGCCGGACATTTTCGCGCCGGTGCTCGCCGTGGGGCGCCTCGTCGCGGCCGCCGGTGCGTCTGCGACCTCGGCCGCCGATGGTCTCACCGTCGCGACCCGGGGCGCCCTCGACACGGCCGCCCGCGCCCTTGTTCGCCGCCCGGCCGAGTGGGATCGCATCGTGGGCGGGATGCGCGCGCACCTCGCCGCGCTCCGCGCGCAGGCTGTGGCGTGGGCAATCGACGACGCCGCGGCCGTCGCCGTGTCGAGCGTGCCCGCGCTCACGACGCAGGCCGCCCGCCTCCGCGCCTCCGGTCTCCGCATCGACGGCCCGGCCGAAGGTGCCGCCGGTCGCGCGTACCTCGACGCCGTGACGCGCGACCCGGGGCGCTCGCCCGGGATGATTGCCGCGACCGCCCCGATCTGGACCGTCGAGAGCATCGGCCGCGGCCGCGTGGGTCCGCTCTCGGCCGGTGACGCGCTCCGCGCGCAGGTGGACGCGATCGCCGAGTCGCCCCGCTTCGCGCACGTCCGCGCCGTGCTCGCGGGCAACGACCGCGCCCGCGCCGCTCGTGGGGGTGCTCACTCCTTCGCGGTAGGGCCGGAACGCCTCCGGCTCGCCGTGACGGATGCGATCGCCGCCGCACCCCAAGCGCCCCGCACCCCGGCCGAGATCGCCGCGCGCATTGGCCCCGACGTGGCCCGGCGCCTCGGGCTCCCCCTCGATGCGCCGCCCGCGCTCCCGGCCACCGTCGCCCCGGGCGATCGGCTCCGCGTGTCGCCGACCGTGCGGCCGCTGGTCGTGCCGCCCGTAATCGCGCCTCGGCCGCCGCGCCCGATCTTGAGATCGGCGACGACCGCGCCCGGTCTCTCCCTGCCCCTACTCGCGGCCGCCGGTCTCGGCGTCGCCCTGCTACTTGGAGCCCGCAACCCATGACGCAAGCCGAAGCCGCGATCGCCGCGCTCCCCGCGGCCGCCCGTTCAAGCCTCCCCGATCGCCTCGCCGCCGTGTTCGAGGCATCGATCGCGCAACTGCGAGCCGCTGGCGCCGCCGTGGACGCCCGCGCGTCCCTCTCCGCGCTCGTCGCAGAGATTGTGCGTGACGCCACAAGCCGCGCACTGAACCCGTTCGGCGCGGCGTCGTCACGGTCGGAAAGTCAGTGGATAGAGCGGCCGATCTTCGTGGTCGGAAACTCGCCCCCGCGCTCGTTCTCGGCCATTCTCGCGGCCGCCCGCGCCGCCGCATCGTCGGCCGTCGCCGCCGTCGTATCACCCGCAGGAGCCCGCACCGTGCCCGTATCGCCCGCCCTTCTCTCGGCCCTCGCCCGTCGCACCACGCCCGACCTGACCGCGACCCGCGCCGCCCTCTCCCGAGTGCCCGCGAGCGTTGCCAACTTCGCCGCGGCCGTGCGCGCCGCGCGCGAAGTGCAGGACGCCGAGAAGCGCGCCCGGCTGCTCAAGTGGGGCGCCGTGGGCGCGGCCGTCGTGCTCGCCGTGGTCTACCTGCGCCGCCGCAAGGGGGGCCGATAATGGCTAGTCAATGGGCAACCCGGGCCGCGCAATATAACGCCGAGGCCGCCCGCCTGCTCGGGTGGACGACTCGGCCCGGCGGCCGCTATTCGAGCCCCGGCGTAACTACCCTTCCCGGCCCGGTCTCGGATTGGCAGAAGGCCAACGGGATCGCGATCGACGGCCGGATCGGACCCTCGACGCTCCGCGCGATGATCGCCGCGTCCGCGCGCCTCTCCGCGTCTGGCGTCGATCCCCTGCTCGATGCGCTCGACCTCTCGCGCGCGAACCCCGACGCAGGCACCCCGAGGCGCACCCCGCCGACCCCGGCGCCGCCCCCGCCGCCCCCGGCGCCGCCCCCGCCCCCGCCCGGCCTGACGCCCCCGGCGCCGAAGCCCTCGACAAGCCGCGCGCCGCTCGTTGTGGGCGTACTCGCCGCGGCCGGTCTCGTCTGGTACTACACCCGCAAGCGGGGCCGCTGATGTACACCGATCCAGCCCTCCGCGCCCTCGGTATCGGCGATCCCGTAGACGACGCAGACGCCCGCCGCGAGGCTCGCGCCGCGGCCGCCACGACGCGCCAGCCGCCCGCAAATCCCGGGCTTTCCGGCGAGGACGCCGCCGGATGGCTGACGGCCGGGGCGATCAGAAATCTGCCGATCGGCGGGCAGAAGCGCACCTATAACACCGCGTCGGCCGTGCTCCCGCCCGCCGTGGGTCCGCGGCCGTCGTGGTCTCCCGGCGCCTACGGTGGAGGCGGCGCCCGAGGCATGACCGCCGGGGGCACGATGCAGCCCGCAACCCTCGACGTGCCCCGGCCGTCGTCGTGGGGCGCCGTCGCCGAGCCCGACCCGCTGGCCCCGTCGCCCTCGACCGTGACGCAGCGGCCGATCGTCGCGCCCACCGTGACGCGCTCCGGCCTTGTGCCCTCGCTCGCGCTCGCCGAGGCCGCGGGCGCCGTGCGTCTGCCCGACGCCCGAGCCGCGGCACCCGCGCCCCCGACGACCCCGGCGCCCCACCCGGCGCACGCGATCCCCGCGTGGGTCTCGGCCGCGGCCGCCGTCGCCCTGGTGGTGCTGATCGCCCGGAGGCGCGGGTGATGTGGACCCCCCTCCGATTCACTCGATCCACCGGCTCCGGCTGGATCTGGTACGTCACCGCGACGGACGGGCGGCAGGAGGCTCTATGGCCGATCCCCGCCTTCCGCTCGCTGCTGGCGCAAGGTCTCGCCAACCGCGGCCCCGCGCCGCCATACATCACCGACGACGTGCTAGCCCGCAAAGAGGCCGAGCGACTGACGCCCGAAGAAATCGCCGAGCGCGAGCGCCGCCGCGAGATTCAAGAGTCCATCACGGCCGCAGACAACGCCCGCGCCGAGGCCCAAGCCCGCGCCCTCCGCGAACTGCACGCCGAGGATCTAGGCATCGTCGGCCCGGCTATCGCGTGGGCGCGCACCGCTGGCCCCCTCGGGGTGCCTCGGGGCGCGTGGGCGCTCGCCGGGGTGCTCGCGGCCGTCGTCGTGGTCCGCTCCGCGCTCTCGGGCCGCCGATGAAGCGCCCGATCCTGCTCGCGCTCGCCGTGGGCGTCGCGGCCGTGGCGCTGTGGCCCCGTCGCGCGTCCGCGTCGGTCTCTGCGCCGTCCTCTGTGCCCGTCGATGCCCTCGCCCGCCTCGGCGCCGACGCCCGCGCCCGCCGCGTGGCCTCTATCGCGTGGGATACATGGGCCGCCGAAGGCATACCCCCGATCGCCCGCGTGGGGCTGCTCGCGATCGGCTGGCATGAAACCCGACTGAATCCGACCCTGCGATCGGCCGCCGGTCTCCGCGACGACGCGCTAGGCGGATCGTGGGGCGCGTGGCAGGTCGCCGCCCGCACCGCGGCCGCCCTCGGGCGTCCCTCGGGCGCTGCAACCCTCGGCGACTCCGACGAGGCGATCCGCGAGCAAGCCCGCACCGCGGCCGCCTTCGCCCGATACTCCGGCCTACTCGCCCGGGCGCTGCGCCGGTCCCCCGACGCGGGCGCCGTGGCCGGTGAACTCGCAACGGCGTGGGGCGCCGGACACTCGCGCGATCTGGCGTGGGTGCTCGCATCCCCGCTCAATGCGTCACTCTCCGGCCGCATCGACTCGGCCGCGCTCCGCGCCGCCCTCGCCGCCGGGTCGCTCGGGCAGGTGGGCGCGATGGTCGCCCGGCGCATCCTGACGGCCCGCGAAATAGCGGGCGAGACCCCGGCCGCGTGACGTGGACCCCGCCCGCGGCCGCGCGTCGCGCCGCGGCCCTCGCCCTCGAAGTGCGCGCCACGCTGCCCCGCTCGCAGCGCGCAGGCACCCCGATCGGCATCGCCCGCGCCGTCCAACTGCGCGACGGCCGCCCGATCTCCCTCGACACCGCGCGCCGGATGCTGGCATTTTTCACCCGCTCTGCGCGCTTCGAGACGGCCGCCCGGCCGTCGAAGGCGTGGCAAGCGTGGCACCTATGGGGCGGCACCCCCGCCCGTGACGCCTTGAGGATGGACCCCATGATCTGCGCCCCATGCGTGAACCCCCGCGACGCTCAAAAGTACGTCCGCGGGATGCTTGACGACCTGTGCAGGCGCGCGAACCCGCCGCGCTCGATGCCCCGAACGGCCGAGGGCGCCCGGCTGATGCTGGCGCAGGCATACGACGACGCGATCGGCCGCGCCCGTGCAGGCGCTTTCAAGCGTGACAAGGCGCGCACCGCGGCCGCGCTTGAGGACGCCGCGCGCTACGCTTACGGCCTCGGGATGTACGGACCCGCGCCCGTCGTGCCCTACGACCTCCTAGACCGGATGCGCCCGCCCGCGGACCCCCGCCAGCCGGATTTATTCGCCCGGGCAAACCCCGCGCCGCCAACGCTTGACGACCTCCGCGCCGTCGCCGTCCGCGGAAATCGCGTGCTGACGTATGGCGCGCAGCGCAACGCGATCGCCGAATGGCTGAAGGCCGAGGGCTACCGCGTGACGCATGATCCCCACTACACGGGATCGACCTATTGGATCGACGATCACAACGTCGATCACACCCTGCAAACGTCGGACGACGGCGACGCGATCCTCCACATGGCCGACGAGTTCGGCCCCAAGCGTAAGATCAAGGGGATCGCCACGGCCGCCGGGCTGCTCGCCGTGGCCCGTAAGTTTGTGCGCGCGAACCCCGCGGGATTCGACGCAGACGCCGCCCGACTCGGCGCGCGGCGCACCATCGAAGAGGCTTACATTGGCGGCGTCCGCACGTTCCGACACCGCGCCGACGATCGAACGCTCACCTTTTCGCAGCCTCCCAACCGCGGCCGCAACCGCGTGATCATCGCAACGTATGACGCAGAGGATCGAGCCCTCGGCCGACCAAGCGAACACGCCGAAATGTCGAGATCTCAAGCGTTTGATCGCGCCGTGGAGCGCGGATTTTGGCTACCCGTGGCCGCTTATGAAGTGCCCCCGCCCGCCCCAATCGCCGCGCCCGAAGTCACGGCAACCGATCTAGAGATCGCGCGCCTGCGCCAAGCGATCGCGCGAGTAGAAGAAGATCGGGACCGCTTCAAGAATCAGGGAAAAATCCGCTCGATGGTAGATGCGAACGTCATGATCCGCAGCCTGACGGAGCAACTGCGAGCCGCCGAAAATCGAGCCCTTGCAACCGAGCACGCCCGCGCCTCGAAGCCTGCGCGGACCCCGACGCCGCCGCCCATCGCCGAGGACGAGCGCGACCCCGCGCGCCTCTCGGCCGGTATGCTCGCCGCGCAAGAGGCCGCCGCATACTACCGGCAAGAGGCCGCGAGCGCCGACGCCGACGACAACCCCACCCGGGCCGACCTCGCCCGCGCCGACGCCGAGACCTACGAGGCCGAGGCCCAGGACCTCGCGCGCCGCCTCGCGGCCGCCACGCCCGCCCCGGCGCCCGTGCCGCCCCTTGTCGCGCTCGGGGCGCAGGTCGAAGCCGCGGCCGCCCGTGCCGACGCCGCAGCAATCGCCGCCGACGCCGTGAAGGGTAAGCGCCTACGCCGCGCCGCACGCGCCGCCGCAGACGCCGCCGCGGACGAGTACGCCGACGCGCTCCGCGCCCGTGATGCGCTGTCGGCCCGCATGGGCGACGAGTGGATCGAGGCCGCCCGCGCTCGGGGCCGCGCGAAGAAGCCCGCCCCGGCGCCCGCCCCCGCCCCCTCGAAGCCCGCCGCGCCGCTGCGCCCCGTCACCGGCAAGGCACGCGAAGTGCTCGCCCGCCTCGGGGCGTCCGTGGTCTCACTCGGCGACGTGGCCCGCGTAGGCTGCACCGACGACCCCGGCGCCCGGCGCATCATGGCCGCCCTCACCCGCTCCGGCGCCGCGATGCCCGCAGGCCCGGGCGCATGGTCCCTCGACCCCTCGCGCCTCGACGAGTGCCCGCCCGCGCGCCCTCGCACCCGCGAGCCGCGCCCCGTGTGCGTCGGCGAGTGCGGCCGGTGGACCCCGGCGCGCGGCCCGTCTCGGCCGTGGCTCGCCGCCCTCGGGCCGACCTCGACGATCTACGACTCCGAGGGCCGGGGCTATCCGATCCGGTGGGCGCTCGCCCGCCTCGATGCCCTCGGCGACGGGTGGCACGCCAGCAACGTGGGAGGCCGCGCCGATCCCAAGTATGACCGCGAACTACAGGCCCGCGAGCGTGGGTCAACGGCAAGCCGCGCGCAGGTCGAGAAGATCGCCGCCTCCCTGTCCCTCGCGCAATGGGTCGCGCCGTCCTCGACGCCCGCCGACTCCGCGCCCGTCGTGTGGATTGACCCGGCCGCCGAGGGGCACGTCGTAAGCGGCAACGGCCGCACCGCCGCCTATGCCCTCGCGCGCCCGCCGCGCCTCGCCGTCGCCGAGACCGTGGGCGGCCGGTGGAAGATTCCAAAGACCCTTCGCGCGGCGCTCGAAGCCGTCGATCTAGTGCCGATCCGCATCATGGGCGAGGCGGGCGAGATCGACCGCGCCGCGGCCGTGCTACTCGCGGGCGCGTCGCAGGCGTCCGCGTCCGGCTCGCTGACGCAGACGGAGCGCGCCTTATCCGTCGTGCGCGCCCTCGGGCTCTCGGTCGCCGATATGCCCGCGCTCGACTGGCCGGAAGCGCTTTCCGTGTCGCGCCTCGTAGCGTTCGGCGCAGCAAACAGAACGTGGGCGTCGTGGGCGCTCGCCCGTCTCGCCCCGGAGCGCGCGATCCTGCTCTCGTCCGACCCGCTGGCGCTCGCCGTGCACTATCGCGATGTGATGATCGGCCTGCTGCCCCCCGAGGCCCGCGAGGGTGGGATCGGTGGGCTGTCCATCGATCGCGCGCTGCTCGGCGCCTTGCCCGGGATCTGGACCCTAGAAACCCGCATCAGGGACGGCCGCGCCCCGCAGTCCTGGTCTCTTGTCGCCGTGCTCCCCGAGGCTCGCCGATGGGCAAGCCGCAGCGCCGGGCGACTCAAAGAGATCGCCGCGGACGCCGCGAGCGACGCGCGCCAAGAGGGTCTCTTTGGACCGGCCCGCCTCGACCCCGAGGGCGCCGGGCTGCTCGCCGTGGCGCTCGGTGGCGCGCTCGCCCGGGCATCCGGCCGAATGGACCCCGAGGCCGCGGGCGCCGAGATGGTGGCCGCGCTGCTCGATGCCGCGCCGGACCCGTCGCAACCGTCCCTGCTCGGCATCGACGACGCCGACCCGGTGACGGTCCTAGCCCGCCGCGCGCGCCTCTCGCTCGGCCGCTCGAACCCGCCCGGCCGCGACCTCGCCCGCCTCTCCGACGCCGCCCGCCGGTGGCATTGGGGCCGCTACAAGCAAGCCAAGAGCGCCCGCGTAGACCGCGCCGCGTGGCAGCCGTCGCAGGGCTTCGCCCTCGGCGAACTCGCCGCAATCTCGCTCGGGGCCGATCGCCTCGAAGTGCCGCCCGGGCACCTGCTCTGCGCGACCGACGAGGGCGACGAGGCCGATCTTTTCGTCGTGCCGCCTCTCCCGCTTGGCTCGCTCGCCCCGCGGCCGCTCCGCGCGATCGAATACCTCGCGGACAAGGCCGGCGACGGTCCTTCGTGGTATGTCCACGACTTCGATCCGGCATACCCACAAGCCACCACAAAAGGCGGGGCGCTTGCGATTATCCGCAAAGGCTCGCGCTTTTCCATTGACCCCGCGCGCGGGATTGTCGGGTAATACCCGCCATGCCCACCGCATTGATCGCCATGAACCCGCGCCCGCACCGAAAGGCCGCACCCATGAAGCGCAAGAGCAACCCGAAGAAGAAGCGCCGCAGCACCAAGCGCAAGAACCCCTACGCCGTCACTCACAAGGTGTCGCACGTCGCGCGGAAGAACCCCCGCCGGATGAAGCGCCGCCGCAATCCGGCCTCGGCGCTGCTCTCCGCGCTGCTCCCGCAGACCCCCGGCGCGGCCGTGGGTGTCGCCTCGGCTTACGGGCTCACGGGCGCCAATGGCAGCACCCGGCAGATCGGCACGGGCGCCGCGATTGTCGCGGCCTCCCTCGCCCTCGCCCAAATGGGGCGCCGCGATTGGGCGATCGGTGTCGGCTCGGCCGGAATGGTCGTGCTTGGCGCGGCCCTCGTTCACCGCTTCATGCCGCAGGCGGCCGCGGCCGTGGCGCCCGGTGCGCCGGTGCAGGGCTATCTCGGCGCCTACGTCCCCCAAATGGGCGACGTGGTGGAGATGGGCGGGCAGTACCTGATCGCGGACGGCCGCGGGGGCTACCTCGGCACCGCGAGCGACCCCGCGCGCGCCGTTGACTTGCAGGGCTTCGGCGCTTACTCCAACGTCTGACCGACACCGCACACACAAGGATCACCCGTGAAAACCCGCGTTACAAAACTCTTCAAGACCAAGAACAACGGCCTGATCGACTCGTCGAAGCCCGGCGCGTCCGAGGCGATCCGCGAGGCCGATCGCGCCGGTCTGCTCGTCGCCGATCTGGGCGTCTACACCGCGCAGGAGGGCTATTTTCCCTTCGGCTACCTCGGCGTGTCGGTCAACGCCTCGAACATCGTAGCGGCCGGTGCGATCAACTTCGACTTTGCAACCGTCACAGTGGGAAGCCAACTCCAGATCACCCCGACGACGACCCGCGCCGCGCTCCGCGGCGTGGATAGCATTGTCGGCAACTCGAACCGGCTCGATCAGGATACGGTTTTTTCGGCCAAGTGCATTGGCTTCGGCTTCGGTACGGCTGACGGCGACCTGTTGGCGAATCCGCTCGCCTCCGACGAGGCGATCGCCGGCCAGATCTTCCACGCTTCGGTGCAACTCGGGCAGGTGACGATCATCGACTCAATGCCCCTGCGCCGCGCGAACGACTCGCACCGCTACGAGCCCGCCACGGGCGCCACGACGCCGGCAGAGTGGCAACTCTACCAGCAGTTCGCCGCGCAGCCGCTGGAACAGGTGTTCTTTCCCGAGGATCAGTTTACGATCCGCGTTCAGAACCCGATCCAGATCACCTTGTCGAGCGATTTTCAGTCGGCAATCCTCCCGATCCGCTGCTACCTCTCCGGCGTGCGCTACCAGCGCGCGGCCGGCGTCTGATAGGAGCGGCCCGCCGTGGCGAACCCAGAATACTTCACGCCGGGCACCGATCGGCTTTTCGTCCAGCAGACCGCGACGATCCCCGCCGGGCAGAGCGTCCAACTCGGTCCAGAGTGGTATTTCAAGGGCGACACCGAGAGCGGCCGATCGGCGCAGACCACGCAGGCCGCGCCGCTCTACGGTGTGATCTCGATCGCCGCCGGTGGCCCTGCGCTCTCCGATCTGGCCCTGATCATCGACGTTGAAGGCGCGCGATCGACGCCCGACGAGGGCGTGCGGGGCGATCTGATCCTGCTCACCGCTCCCCCGCAGATCGCGACGGTCAACCAGATCGGCGCGAGAGTCCCGGCCTACGGTAAGACGTGGGCGCCCACCCTCCGCAACAACGGAACCGCCTCCGCGTCCGTCGTCTGCGTGTGGGTGTTCGAGCGGGCGCGCTTCACGCGATGAACCCGCGCCGCGCCGATGCCCGGGGCGTCACCCTCGCCCCCGGCGCCAATGAAACCGTGCGCCTCGATTGCTCGCGCGCCCTCTACGGCGCCCGGGTTTTCGTGGCGTCGGACGTGGCCGCCGTCGTCGATGTGCTAGTCGATGCAGACGGCCCGCGCAGCGTTGAAACTTCGATCACACTCGCGGCCGGCGCCGCGTCGAGCGTGTGGATCGCGGCGCCGTGTGGCGTCGTGTCCGTGCGTGCGACGACGACCGCGCCGGGCCGCGGCACCTTTTCGATCCTCACCGTCGAGGCGTGACCGCCTCGAAAGGGGCGCACCGTGGCGACACTTGAACAAATAGCCCAGGCTCTCCGCACCGGCACGCCGGGGCAGGCTCTCGGCATCTCGGCCGACCAGACGATCGAACCCATCACGGCCGGGGGCGCGTCGCCCTCGCCGTCGAGCGCGACGCCGCAGCCTATCGGCACGGCGACGGCCGGAACGTCCGCCGACTACGCCCGCGGCGATCACGTCCACGCGGCCGCGCTCGCGGACCTCTCCGACGTGGCAGCCACGGCGCCGACCTCGGGGCAGGTGCTCGCGTGGGGCGGCTCCGATTGGGCGCCCGCCACGCCCGCGGCCGCCCCTAGCCCGTCGAGCGCGACGCCGCAGCCTATCGGCACGGCGACGGCCGGAACGTCCGCCGACTACGCCCGCGGCGATCACGTCCACGCGGCCGCGCTCGCGGACCTCTCCGACGTGGCAGCCACGGCGCCGACCTCGGGGCAGGTGCT